ATGTACGGACAATATAACCCTTATATGGGCGCAACACCGCAGATGCAGCAACGGCTGAATTATTTGCAGCAACAACAGCAGCAGATGTACCAACCAACCATGCAGCAGCCTATGCCTATGGCATTAAAAGGCAGAATTGTTACCGGCATGGATGAAGCAAAGGCAGCTCAAATTGACCTGGACGGAACGAGCACCTTCTTCCCGTGTCCTGCGGAAGGTAAGATTTATGAAAAACTTATAGGCTTGGACGGCTTACCAATTTTCAGAGTATACCAAATTAACAATTCGCAGAAGCAGCCTGCATATGCTGAACAAAATATTGTAGATAGATTAGTAGAACGTGTGGACAGATTGGAAAAGCAGATTGGAGGAATGAACCATGAACCCGATGCAGATAATGGCAATGTTACAGAACAGCGGTAATCCTATGATGATGCTTACACAATTAGCACAGCAGAATCCTATGATGAGCCGTGCTATGCAAATGGGACAAGGAAAGAATGAAATGCAGTTAAAAGAAACTGTACGTAACCTTGCAAGGCAACGCGGCATGAGTGACGAACAGTTTACTCAGTTTTTAAGTCAATTCGGTTTAAAGCTCTAATAGCGCGCAATGAGCTTTACATATAATTCCTGGAGGTGAAATTTTATCATGGAAGGTGCAAACATTGTTCCGGTAATGGACATGAATCGAAACAACAATTACGGTGACTGCTGGGGCGGCGGTATGTGGTTTATGTGGATTATTGTCCTGTTTGCTCTTATGGGCGGCTGGGGCGGTAATTGGAACAACCGCGGCAATATGGGTGCAGAAATTTTCGCTAATGGCAGTATGACGCGCGACCAAATCGCAGACCAATTTTCTATGCAGGATATTAAAGAAGGTATTCGTGGCGTTCAGAACGGCTTGTGTGATGGCTTCTACGCTCAGAACAGCACTATGCTGAATGGTTTTAACGGTGTGCAACGTGACATTATGCAGACCGGTTATCAGTTAGGCAGTCAGCTTTCCGAAAATCGTTTTGCTCAACAGCAATGCTGCTGCGAGACGAATCGAAATATTGACGCAGTGCGCTATGAGAACGCGCGTAATACCTGCGATATTGTCAACGCGGTAAAAGAGGACGGCGAAAAGACCAGGGCAGTTCTGATTGCCAACCAAATTCAAGACCTGCGCGACAAGCTGGCAGACCGTGACCGCGACTTACAGACCGCTAACTTCCAATTAAGTCAGCAGGCACAGAGCGCAACCCTTATCGGCACACTTAGACCTTATCCGCAACCTGCCTATATTACGAATAGCCCATATCAGAGCATTGCTGCTAACGTAGCCGGTGCTTGTGGCTGTACTTATAACGCAGGCTAAAACAATAAGTTATGTGCATTAACTGCACTGCTAGGGACGGTGCAAGCCGTCCCTATTGCTTTAATTAAAGAGGTGAAAATAAATGATTTGCAATCAGAAATCCGCATTAACAACAGTAGCAACAGCGGCGCAGACTGTAACAGCGAACGGCTTTGTTGACTTCCCGACTAACAATCTTCTGACCGGTGTGTCTATTAAGCATCCGGCAGGAAGCACAAGCGTTAACCTTATCCAGGGACTTTACCTTGTTACTTTGAACGCTGATATTACCCCGACTGCGGCAGGCGATATAGGTTTGAATCTTCTTCGTAATGGTGTAGCAGTACCGGGAGCAGAAGCAACAGTAACCGGTGCTACAGGTGATACTTATAATATCTCCTTTGCTACATTACTTAGAGTATTGCCTAGTTGCTGTGTGATTGATAATAATGTAGCATTGCAGGTGCAGGCTACGGCGGCAGGTACTATCAGCAATGCTTCCTTGAGCGTTGTAAAAATGGCGTAAGGGGGCGACGTTATGCACAAACTAAAGAAATATTGGGAGAAGGTAAGCGCCGACCCAGTAAAGATAGAAGAGATGGAAGAAATAGTTTGTGAAGCGTTAGAAGAAGTGCGTGGCCGTTGCCCTCGGTTATTTTGGGATACTGCATATAAACTGCATTGTGTAGCTTATGGCCCGCATTTTGACGAGCATCTAGCAAAGAAAGCTGTTGCCGGGATGAAGAATGTTGACGGCACGTGTGGTGAGCATTGGACATATGAGCAGACAAGTCAGCTCGCAGACCAGCAAGGCATAACACAAAAAGCTGATTGGTACTATGTCATGAATATGCTCTACTCCGACTACTCCGAGATTTACGGCAGCGACATCAATATGTATATCCGTGTAGCAAAAGCCTATATGCGCGACCCCGACGCACCGGAAGGCAAGGTGTTTGACTTGTGGCTGGCGCAGATGGAAGCCTAACTGTAAACCTTAAAGCGATATGAGCACATATAAAGTACATATCGTATGTAACAGGTATGTAACAAATAGCGTAAAGAATGGCTTAAAATAAGGGCGCTCAATTTACCAAACGTTAATAGAGAAGGCTATCTCAATCAATCACAAATCGCAAGAAAAGCTCGTAACCATGCAGGTTGCGGGCTTTTTCTTTACCTCCGTTATTTTCAAAAAGTGTCCACAGCTCATAGAAAATAAGCTACGTATGTAACAAGTATGTAACGGGTATGTAACACGTATGTAACAAACTATATTAAATTTATAGCCTCTAATAGCTGTTCCAACGTCTTATGAGTGTAAACCCTTTCCGTTACATCGGAGCTGGCGTGCCCCAAAATTAATTTCTTGATTTTTACGTTTACGTCTTTATCATCAAGCAGGCTTGCACAGGTGTGACGTCCGTCGCCGGGCAAGTGGTCCATCTTAAACATATTCATTACCGGTTCCCAATATTTGCTGCGGTACGCGTCATAGGATATATTCTTTCCCCGCTCATCAGAGAAGATGCATTTGCCGGTGCTGCGTTCGTAGGCAGCCTTGAAGAAGTCGAAGATTTTATCAGCGAGCGGGATTCTTCTGCCACGGCCTGCCGCGGTTTTCATGCCGCCAACGAAGAATTTATTTTCAAAGTCAACGTCCGCTTTCTCAACTTTCACTAGCTCGGTAGGACGCATGCCGGTATAACAGAGGATAAGCACAGCTTGCACTTTTATATCCTGGCTGTTCTCCCATAATATAGCAAGCTCCTTTTGTGTCAGCGGATTATGTATTCTGCTCTCAACCTGCGGCGGCAGGCTGGTAAGCTCAACATAATTCTTTACTATAATATCATTAGCAAGCGCATATTTGGCCATCAGATTACATACGATTCGGATTGCCTTCTTGGTGGCGTAGCCTTTGTCGCAGTCATTAATTATCTGCTGAAATTGCGCTGTCTTAATATTCTTGAATGGTATATCCCATAGCGGCGCGCAGCGCTTATATGCTGCCTTATATTGGTTGGATTGTTCCTTGCCGTCAACATAGGTTGCAGCTTCCCATCTCTCGTGTACCTGGGCAAATGTCAAACCCACGCTTTCCACGTCATAGGGTGATTGATTGTATTCAGCCAGGGCGTTAAGTGCTTCTGTGCGCTTTGCATAGTAGCCTAGTATTTTCATAAGCTGGCGGCCGTCATTTGTAAAGCCTGTTGTGATGCGGACCATATACGGCCGCCGCCGGTTCCCGGTCAGCTTTGTAACAGAACCATAGCCGTTAGGTAATTTCATGCTTAGCAGCTCCTTCCTTTTTCAGTTGTTGCATTTTTTGCAACAGTTGTGGATAACATGTGTATAAACTCTTTAAGCGCTTATATGAAGTTATTATTCACAAATTAAACATATTATCATGATATAATATAAGTAGGTGTTCGGGGCGGCTGTGCGGTCCGGTGTAGGCGCAGTAGACGGCGCAGCTTCCGTGGGCACATATACAAGCACTTTGTACTTTCATTTTTCGGGGTGTTGAATGAAGTGCAATTCTTGATTCCCTTCTTTCTCCTTTTTTCTAGGTTTCCATGTTTTCCAGATTTTTTTCATGCAAGACAAACCTCCTTTCAAAATTTTGTTTATGATTCGGCAAAATCAACAGCAACAATAGCTCACGTGTACGGCGTGGGCTATTGTTGTTTTTGTTTGAAAGCCTCATCGCGCAGGGATAAATAAATTTCGTTGATTGTGAAGTGCTTTGTGTCTGCGGATGTTTTGCCTTTGAATATCGCAAACAATATAAAGAAAGCGTAAAAGCCGGTGACACTGCAAGCATTAGTATAGATTATAGGACTTGTAATTTTAAGCGTAATTATAAATGGAATTAAAGCTAGAAAAAATAAATATACATTATCTATATTTCTATATAAATAATTTAAAAGTTTAACAATAACAACAGACGCTACGCCGTGCACAATAGCCATGTAGTCGGTTCCGAAGTGTGAACCGAACGCAAATACAAAGCAATAAAACATAGCTTTTTCTGACATAGTACATTCACTCCTATATATTGTAATAAAAAAAATAATGGGCAGCTTTTAGACTGCCCATATCACGCCTTGCGCCAATGGCACAGCGAAAATTGTTTGATAGAAGTTCTTAATCTGTAGGCTTATTATGTCACTGTCAACCATGTTAACCACCTCACTTTCTGTCTTTATTTGATTTAATAATAGCACATTTAAATGCAAACTGCAATTCAAATAATTATCTTTCCTAAAACTCTTTATAATGAGCGAGCTTAGTGGTAGAATATAAATAGGTTCTTAGTGTTGTAGGCCTGCTTTAATTTGAATGGAGGGCACAATGCAGGTTTTATTGAGTAGGATAATCGGTATATTGCAGGAAGTGAAAGATGAAGAAACGCTGGCTGTCATATACAGCTTTATCCTTGGACTTGTAGACGAAGATTGATTTTTTATTTGCTGCACTAATTTAAAAGGCATAGCAAAATCCCCCGTACCGCGGATGGTACGGGGGGTTTTTTTATTTGCCGGTTATTTGCTTTTGGCCAGATTGTGAACGAAATCTTCAAATAAAGTTTTCATTTCGGGCGGCAGTTTGAGATATTCAAGAAATAGATTCTTGGTAAACTCATCATCTGTCTTTAACAGTTTGCCGATTTGCAGTGCTAATTCTTCGTTGGTTGTATTCCTGGCGCGGAACATATTTCCTTCGCCAGTACGTAGCCAATCTTCATTAACATAGAACACGCGGCAAATATCACGGATGGACCTATCTGTCATATTAGTAAGCCCGTTTTCATAGCCTGCCAAAGTGGAACGTCCTATTTGTATTTTCTCCGCGAATTCTAACTGATTCAGTTTTAAAGCTTTGCGCAATAGCTTTAAACGCTCATTCATTGCAAGTCACTCCTTTCTAGTGTCGCCACCAAACATTACGTGTTTATTTTAACATAAACATAGAGAGAATACAAGAATTAATGTTGAAAATAGACAAAAATAGTTGACGAGAAGAATTGATAGTAGTATAATAACAGCATAAGGTGTTGAAAAAAAGAATAAAATGTCTAAATTAGGCATTATGTATCTTGTAAAAGGGAGGTGGCAACAATGGAAGTAAAAGAGATGCTTGCTGAAAAGCGTGTAAAGCGCACGGCGGTTGATATGTCCAAACTTAAAGCGGACGGCCTTATGGTTGCGGCCGCATATATGCAGGGCTTGCAGGCTGCCGTAAGACTGTGCGAACAGCAACAACAGGTAGTCGGCCAGTAGGGCTGAAATAGAAACAAGCCCCGCGCCTAGCGTCGGCGCGGGCAGGAGGTGTGCTTTGAATAAGAACACTGACAAGGATATGCAGCGAATCATGGCGGCTGTCTGCTGTGACACACTGGAAAAGAAAGCCGAAAAGGAAAAGCGCGCTGGCGTTATTGAACGCATGAATCAGCGTTATGAAACGGCAATGCGCTTTATGAAAAGGAGGAAATAGAAATGCTTGGAAACGTTCCTATTAAAACGGCGGCACGGCTCATGCAGAAAAGCGAGATGTTTGTGCGTATGGGCCTGCGTAGTGGCGCGTTACCGTTCGGCGTGGCTACTCACGCCAGCAGTAAAAAGAGTTGGGCTTATCATATCAGCCCGGCAAAGTTTGCTGAGTACATGGGTATTGAACCTGCTGACTTAGAGGCAGAAGTATGGAGGTACGAATGAGCAGGAAGAAGAGAAAATGCGCTGTGTGCGGCAAAGACTTGTCGCGCGCTAACTACTCTAAAGTGGTAGACAAGGAAAGCGGCCTGCTTGTTACCGTGTGCAGCGGTGGCGAGTGCTGGCGCAAGGTTGTTATGAAAGGATGGGGAAAATGAGCAAGACTACTAAAGGCTTAGTGAAAGCGTTTGTCATCACTGTCATGCTGCTTGCCGGTCTTATCTTTCTGACTGGTGGCAGCGCTGCAAAGCTGGCCATTAGAGCACATGGTTTTTTGTTCCCTAGTTATAGCAGAACCCTGGTTGCTTACTATGTAAGCGAGGGGGAAACAGTGTGGGATATTGCAAATGCTCATATGAAAGAGCAGGACAAGTACAGAGATTGTCGCGAGCTGATGTTTGATATTCGCAAGCATAACAATCTTATAGGTAAAGAGTTACAAGCGGGACAACAAATTATCATCCCTTTGTATAAAGAAATTTAATTTTATTTTTGAAAGGAGATTGATTTTATGAACAACGAATTCGAGCTGGCGATTAAAGATTTCGTCCGCAATGGCGGCGTAGTGCTTGCTGCTAACCACAATGCAAACATTGTCGGCGTCAAAGGCGATATGAATAAGGTCGATGAATACCTTATAAAAGCGCTTCTTGGAATAAGCGTATCGGTTATCAAAAATAACCCCAAGGCCTTTGAGGTTATGGCGGCGGCTACAGTAGTTCACCTGTGGAGTGCTGTAAAAATTGCAGAGCAAAATTACAACGTACCGAACCTCGCTAAAGATGTGATGTATCGCATCGTGGGAGCGTTGACCGACGAAGATATTACGTATATGACAACTCTCTCCGCGAAACGTATATTGGAAGATATAGAGAAAAGTGGGAAAGTAGGGAAAATAGAAAAATGAAGGGCAAATTAATTATGACAGTTGAGCAGGCCGCTGACCGCGTGGCGTGGGAACGCGTCCGCAATAGCGGTATTGGCGGCAGCGACATTGCCTGCATCATGGGACTTAATCCTTGGAAGAGCGCTTACGCACTCTACGCTGAAAAGCATGGCGATGTAGAAGCAGAGGACCTTTCCAATAATGAATTTGTTTATTGGGGCACGGTCCTTGAACAGGTTGTAGCTGACAGATTCTGTGAGCTGACCGGTAAAAAGGTGCGCAAGTGCGGCACGCTGCAAGATGAATCATACGAGTTCATGCTGGCGAACGTCGACCGCCTTGTGGTAGGCGAGAATGCAGGCTTGGAATGTAAGACTGCGAACGGCTTTAAGTCGAAAGATTGGGACGGGGACGAGCTGCCAGATAGCTACTATTGCCAGTGTCAATGGTACATGATGATTACCGGCTGCGAGAAGTGGTACATCGCTTGTCTTATCGGTGGCAACCATTTTGTGTGGAAAGAAATTCCGCGCAACGATGAATTTATTGAAGATATGAGAACGCAAGCTATTGTATTTTGGAGTAATCTCGAAAGCAATATCCCGCCGGAGGTCGACGGCAGCGAAAGCACCGCCGCAACCATTGACAAGATGAACAAGGATAAGTTAGCGGTTGACAGTATCGCACTGCCGAGTGCGGCAGAACAATACATAAAGTGTATTGACGGATTGAACGCAACAAAAAAAGTGCTGCTAGAGCAGTTAGCCCAGGCGCAGAATGCGTTAAAGCTCATGCTTAACGGCAGTGAAAGCGGCGTGTTTATGGATAGAAAAATCACTTATAAACAGACTGCCGCAAGAGTAACTCTGGATGATAAGGCACTGAAAAAAGACCTGCCGGATGTATATGCAAAGTATGCTAAGGTTGGCAAGCCTAGTATGAGGTTTACGTTAAAATGAGCCTTACAGAGCAAGAAGAATTAGGCTTAATCTTCTTCCATAAACGGAAGAAATTAAGTCTGCTGCAAGGTGATGTTGCTAAAATGGTCGGTTTAGAAAAGCCAACTATCAGCTCATACGAATGTGGCGTAGTTAAAAATATTGCATTGAGTACACGTATAAAATTGGCACAAGCATTGGACTTGTCGCTGGAAGAAATTCTGTATGACAGTGAAAAAGATTGTTTGAAGTTAAGAATATTTAAAGGAGATAAAGAATAATGGCAACAGTAAACGGTATTGCAAAAAGAAATGTAGCGGCAACAACTACCGCTAGCAAAGCACCTTCCGCATTGGGTGTGATGATTGGTTCTCAAAGTGTTCAGCAACGTTTTGAGAAGATGTTAGGCAAGAAGAGTGCGGGCTTTCTCTCTAGCCTGCTGACACTGACCAACAATAATAAATTGCTGGCAACGGCAAACCCGAAAACAATCTTGGCTGCTGCTGCGACGGCTGCAAGCCTGGACCTGCCTATTAACCCGTCTTTGGGTAAAGCATGGATTGTCCCCTATAAAGGCAGCGCACAATTTCAGATTGGTTATAAAGGCGTAATCGAGCTTGCGATGCGCACCGGTAAAATGAAACACATTATCATGACTCCGGTGTACGAGGGTGAAATCAGAGATTGGAACAGATTCACCGAGGCATATACGCCAGGCGAAAAAACTTCTGACAATATCGTGGGCTACTTCGCAAGATTTGAAACAGTAAACGGCTTTAGCAAGACCGCATACTGGACTAAGGAAGAAGTTATCGCTCATGCCAAACGGTTCAGCAAAGCATTTAATAGTGGCCCGTGGCAGTCTGATTTTGATGCTATGGCTTGCAAAACCGTTCTTCTCTCTATCATGAAAACTTACGCGCCTATGTCTATCGAGATGCAGGAAGCGTTAGAGAGTGACGGAAAAGCCGCTGTGCTCAACGAAGAAACCGGCGAGGCTGAATACATCGACGTTGACGCAGAGAACGCTACAGAGCAAGCGCAGGAGCTTGCAGAGGGTGGCAAGGTTGATACTGCAACCGGTGAAATCTTCACGGCAGAAGAAATTGAAGCAAGCATGAAATAACTAAAATCATCGTGGGGACAAAATGTCCCGAAAAGCGGGGACAAAATGTCCCCCAACTTTGGGACAAAATGTCCCCTAAAAATTTGAAAGGGGTGGGACAAAATGTTGAATGTAAAAGCGACGCCGTGCGAAAAAAGTAAAGCAATAGTTCTTGTAGGTGAAGGACACTTTGGCTTCAGCAACAAATTTGCGGACGATTTAGAAGAAGCAAAGCCAGATGCTTTCGACTTATTCTTTGAGCTTGTTAAGGGAGCCGTTGGACTTCATCTTCTTTCTATGTATTCGCATAAAAAAAGCAATCCGAAACGCTGGTATAGATTTTTGAAGTTCTGCAAGAAAGACGGAAGAATCAAAGTATACCGGAAGAACAATAAAATGGTGTACGAAGTACCGACATACTTTGAGGAGTAAAACATGGCTGGCAGGTATTATTGGTTAAAGCTCAACGAAAACTTCTTTGAAAGTGATGTTGTTGAGTGGCTAGAGGACCAGGAAAACGGCGAAAAATACGTACTCTTGTACCTTAAACTGTGCTTGAAATCACTGAAAACTGACGGCGTACTTGTACGGCAGGTCGGCAAAATGACTATTCAGCATACTGCTGAATCAATCGCTAAACAGACGCAATTTGATATTGAAATCGTCGAAAGTGCGCTTGCTTTATTTGAACAAATTGGCCTTATTGAGAAGAACGATAAAGGCGAAAGCTACTTGCCGGAGGTTGCTAACATGACCGGTAGTGGCAGTGCGTCAGAATCAGCGACGAAGAAAAAGACACAACGGCAAAATAAAAAAGGACAAAATGTCCCGAAAAGTGGGGACAAAATGTCCCCTAACTTTGGGACAAAATGTCCCCACGAAAAGGGGACAAAATGTCCGACAGAGATTAGAGATAAGAGTATAGAGTATAGAGATAAAGAAAAGGATGATTATCATCATCCTAAAAGAAATGACGATGACGAGGAAAAAACGCATACTGAAATTTTTGCCTTGTGGGAGAAAAACATGATGCCGCTTACTCCAATCGTCGGAGAAAAACTGCAAGCCTTGTTAGGTGAGGTTGGCGAGGTTGCCGTTGAACAGGGAATATTGGCAGCGGTAGAGCACGGCGCAAGAAACTTTGCGTATGTGCAGACCGTAGCAAGAAACTACGTCAGCGGCAACAGCAAGAAGCAAGGCAAGGAATATACAGGCATGGACCTAGTGAACGAATTGTACGGAGGCGAAGAAGATGCTGCAACCGCAGAGAATAGCCCAAACGATTGTTAAACTGCAACAGGCAGGAAAACGGATGCCGCAGGACATACGGCCCGGCTTTGACCGCCTGGAAGAAGCGAAACGAATCTTGTCGGAAACGGTAAACCTTTGGGCAGGAATTTTTAATCAGCAAAATATAGGCCTTGACCGGTGGGAGAAGGCAGAGCAGATAGCGCTTACCTTGACCGGTGCGAACGGCCTTAACGTGAATATAATCAGCCCGGCGCTGATGCAGGCTGCTTTGAAGCAGGCAGAAGAAGCTCATGTGCAGGAGAATATAAACCGCTGCAACATGGAGAAGCTGAGCGACAGCAAGCCGCTTGCTGATAGGCTGAACAGTATGCTGCTCAAATGGACGGCGGCAAAATTGAAAGAACACCGGCTCATTATGCCGTATATGCCGCAGGATAAAGCAGTGTTTGAATACGGCCGGCAGATTGGCTTGAACGATAACGCTATTGACAATCAATTCCGTATCCTGCAATGCTACATGAACGACTTTACGTACAGTCGCAAGCATAATGAGCCTTGTAAAAGTAAGCTGCTGAAATGTGGCGATACGCTTACTTTGGAGGTGCTAGCGTGAATAATTGGACGGCATGGGTTGACGTGAAATTTGGCACGCTGACGGTTGAGAAGTATTTAGGCTACCAGGATAGGGGTTCAGCTTACTTCTTGGTGCGTTGCGATTGTGGCAAAACAAAAAAAGTGACCATCTGGGAGTTTAAGAAAGGCAAGGAAAAATCTTGTGGCCTGCTGAGATGTAAAGCAAAGGTAAAGGAACTGACGGGTACACCGAAACCGCCGGAAACCATTACGCAGCAGGATGAAACTACTAGCGCACTAGAAGCACGCTTAAAGCCTAAATACTATTGCAGGGCAGTCACGCCGGACTGCGTGATAAGCACTCTGCTGCACATCTGCTGTTGTGAGTGCGACAGACCTTGCAAGCGGTGCGAGAATACGCCGCAGAAGTGCGGAGCGAGGGAGAGAAAGAAGAACTAAAGGAGGTTGAAGAACATGTCAAATGCAAAGCAAATCGGTGAGGTTATCAAAGAACCCAGGAAAAGAAAGGAAATGACGCAAGAAGAACAATTAGCGAATATGCTGGGTATTAGCATCTTGGCTGCCTCGTTTTATAAGAACGGTGTGTTTAAGGCTATTCCTTCTATTAATCTCGCCAAAATGTCAAGGGGGGTAAATATCCCTAACGAGGAAGCGGCGTGCATCAGCACGAACGAGACTGTGGACGAGCTGAAAAAACAAGAAAAGCTCATCAAGGCTGTTAATGCGGAGCTGGAAGAATGGCTGCTTAGCGGCGATGTTGATTATCTGCATAAGGCTATGGCTGTTATTCGCTCAAAGATTGAGGAGGACGGGGTTGAGGATTTGGTAAGAATCAAGGTTGCTTCAGGCAATGGAGTTAGAGTAGCTAAGGCAGTCTGGAACAAAGAGAATGGCAAAGTGTATTGCGACTGCTGTAAGGAATCGACATTAAGATACTATAATTTTTGCCCCAATTGTGGTTGCTATCTCCTTCGGGATGAAAATTAAGAAAGAAGTGACAAAATGGCTAAAAATTTAATGCCTAATGTTTGCACGATGCTGGGCTTGGAACTGGGCGAAAAGTTCAAAATTAAAGGAGATGTTGGCACCTATGAGTTTGGGCTAGAAGGTCTTTGGGGAGACTACGGCATCGACGCAGAAGCGCTTGAAGCGATTCTCTGCGGTAGTGCAGAAATCGTGAAACTGCTGTGGAAGCCTAGAAAGGACGATGATTATTATACGTTTTCTTTCGGAGGTCTTAGTGAAGAGTGGGTTGTTGTGAAACAGCAGTGGGATGCGCACCCCTATGAACGTGCCTTGTTAGACAAAGGCTGGGTTTACCGCACGTGCGAAGAAGCGCAAGCCGCCTTGCCTAAAGTGGCTGCCAAGTTTGGGGTGGAGTATAAGTTATAAAAGAGAAAACTGCAACATGTTGCAAAAATCTCTTGTACGAGCTGTTGTAAAAAATGCAACAGCTCAAAATCCCTTGAAAAAGTTGTAGGTTGGGGCAAAAAGTTGAGGTGAGATTTATGAAAAGAACCATTGGCAATAAACTTAATGACTACAAACATTTGAAACCGCCCGGAAGTGAATTCTTGCCACGATTAGTAATGATTAGACGTACCGTCAATGTTGTTTTTAGAAGAAATAGATATGCGTGGTTCAGTTTAAAAAAATTGTTTGTGCAAAGAATGAAAGCAAAGCACCCGGAAGCCGTCAAAAAATGGCCGAAAAATCGTAGATAGTAAGGAGGTGAAAAAATGAAAAAAATAAAAACTATAGAAGCTATAGAAGCTGCCCGGCTCATAAAAGAAATGTGCAGCAAGCGGAAACGCTGCAAAGGTTGCATCTTTCACGATACTGAAACCGTTTCGCCTTGCAAATTGACAATTTTTCCCGATATATGGGAGGTTGAAAGGAGTGATACAAAATGAGCAGATTAGATAGCAAACAAGTAGACGAATTGCAGTTGAAACGCATCCGAGATTTAAACGTGGCTGCCAGATATCTTGAATACAGAATCAACGAGCTGTGTCCTAAAGGCAGAGAACGAAAGATTGCATTACAAAAGCTTGAAGAAGTTATGATGTGGGCAAATAAAGCAATCGCGTTTGAGGGTGCAGACAAATGATTGACGATGATGAATATTATCCTTGTGATAATTGCGACAACCTTTGCGACGAATGGGAACGGCAATATTGTTGCGAATTGTGCCGCTATTACGGCGGTGGGGACGAAATGGAGTGTGCCCATTGCGACCCGATGAATATTTAGGAGGTAGAAAAATGATTGACCACGAGAAATTAAAACAGGCGGTAAAACTGCTGGAAGAAAGCGGTGCTGATTACGCGCTTGGCTATGACTGCGGCGGATACACAACTTACAGCGCGTCTATGATAGTAGACCACTGCAACATTTTTGACAGCATTATGAGAGAGGTCATCATTGGAGCAGCAAGAGTTGTCTATATAAATGATGGCGAACCGGGCGCTCTACGAAGCTTAGATAGAATGAGCACAGCAATTACGCATGCTCGTCGTGAAACACAGTTTAGAGCAGGCGAAGAAAGGGTGGAAAGCAATGATTGATTACAAAAAAGCTGAACAGGCAGATAAATTGTTGTTGGAAAGCGGCGTTCCGTTTATGCTTGCTTATGACAATACCGACAAGCATATTATGATTTGCCGGGCGTTTGGAAATTATCCAACATTAAAAGAGTTTATAGTGACGATGATGGTGCGGGCAGTAGTAAACGTACAGAGCAAATGCGGCGAAGAAGCAGCTATGAAGGAATTGATGGGTATGATGACTGAAGCGGCACAACAGTATTGCGAAGCAACAAAAGGAGATGAGAAATGCGAGGTACTGAATTGATGAAACATTACCGGCTTAGATGGGAAAGTATAGCATTCCCCGATATGGGACTTACAGAAATCGTCGATGCAGAAACGGCGAAAGACGCTAAAGTCAAGGCTGCAAAGAATTCTACCGATGAATTTCTGTCAGTATATTATTTAGACGAAATAGAGGAGGTACCAGAATGTGTAGTAAACATATGAGTGAATTCGTGTGCCAACAGCTTGACGAATTGGAGGCGCTGTTTAAGAAAAAGCATGAACAGTATTCCTCCGGCGCAGATGAGCTTGCTAATTTTCGCTGCGGCGCGCTTCTGAACGGACGTAGCGACGATGCAGAGGGAATGTTTGAGGAGCTGAAAGCGTATATGGCAAAGCATATCGCCTTTGTTTATACTCACGATATTCACGGCGATAAAATCGCTGAAAGTTTGAAGGACATTGCCGTATACAGTCTGATTGGCTTATATATGGCGGAGCTGGCAAAGGAAGAGGACGAAGAAACATATAGTCTGGGGCCTTGCCTTGATAGTGCTTTAATCGCAGCTGCAAACAAAAGCATTAAAGCTTTTCGCAATTTACAAAATGAGCTTAATTCTGGCAATTCAGTACAGAAAAGCAATGAGGATGCAGAAAAATGAAATTAACATTCACGATTCCGGGCGAACCGACGGCGCAGGGACGGCCGCGCTTTTCTACTCATGGCGGATTTGTAAAAGCATACGACCCGGAGAAAAGCCGTAACTATAAAGCCTACGTCAAACTGTTAGCTAGTGAAGCAATGCAGAATATAGGGCTGACGCTTACGGAATTGCCCCTGGGCGTTGAGATAATAGCTGACGTGGGTATTCCTGCCAGCAAGTCAAAAAAATTCAAGGAGCAGGCTTTAAACGGCTTACAGTTACCGATAAAAAAACCCGATGTTGATAACGTCGCAAAGATTATTCTTGATTCTATATCTGGTATTGTCTATAAGGATGATAAACAGATTGTTAAACTTACAGTTTATAAAAAATATAGTGATATTCCGAAGGTTGAGGTAAAAATTTATAATGTTGAATAATTGTTTGATACTTGGCTGGGTAAAATTTGAACCGGATGCAAAAGTTATGAAGAACGGCAAAGAGGTATGCACCCTGGAAATACAGTGTGCTCGCCAATATCGAGATAAAGATAATAAGCGCGTTTACGATTACATTTCTTGCCGCTGCTTTGTGCCTGGACTGATTAAATATATCAGCAATTTTGTTACAAAAGGCTCGCAAGTTATTGTGGGCGGCCGCTTCCAGACTGATTTATATGTGGACAGAAACGGCAAAAACTCTAAGGCAAGCTACTTGCTGATGGAGCATTTGGAATGTGTCAGAATTGCGGAAAATACAGCGCCGTATCCTCCGAAAGAGGAACGGAAAGACCCGCTTGATGATGTGGACTGGTAAAGAAAATGGACTACGCAGAAGCCGCAGATTATGCAGAAAGCTTACTCTTTGCAAAAAACGCGATTGGTAAAGCGGTTGTTTCCGCCAGGATGCAGCAGAGGGCGGAACGCTTGGAATTTGATATGAGGACCGGCGGCGATTCTACGGCACGGCTCGCGATTCAAGCGGTAACGCCGCTTGCCGCGGTCCGTTGTATTTATCTTGGGCAGGCGTTTTTGGTTTACCAGCCGGAAAAATGGCTGGATGTTATGGAACGTTCGCTTCTTCTGTTTCGGCAGCGGTTTGGTGACAAGTCTTATAAGGCGATTCAACATCGGTACGTATACCATTGGACGGTCCGCAAAATTTCCGTAATTGATGAGATTAGCCCGCAGGTGTATGCGCTTCGCCGCCGCTCGTTCATTGACGGCTTGCTCATGCTGGCGATTCAAGAAGGATTGATTCGGATTGATATAAACGCGAACAGTTTCCAAAAGGCCAGGGCGGAACAGAAGCAAGAAAAGTAAAGGCAGGCGCACGGCGCTGCCGCTTCCAAACATTAAGAAAACGCTTGCTATAAAGCCCGGTGCTGCCGGGCTTTTGTAGCCTGCAGCTTCCGCAACCATAGCGGCAATGATGCGGCATGTAATATCGTGTTCCGCCTCGTGCATCGCCGGTTGTTTGCGGTACGCTTCAATTTTTTTTAGCAAATTCAACGCTTCTTCACGTTTCATTGCTTCAACCTCCTTTTAATAAGCGTTTACCTTCCAGTCGTTCCAGTCGTCAAAGGTGACAACCGAAAGCATCCTGCGCAAAATACAGATGTTTTCTTGATAGGCTGCCTGCTGCTTTTTCAGCATCTGCCAAGCGGCGGCCGCCGCTTCCGCGTCGCTGATGATTTCGGCCGGGCTTTTTCCGCTGGCCTGCTTTTCCAGGCGCTGCAGTTCGTCCCGCATGTAGTCACCGTTTAAAATGCGGTTGTTCCAATCACCGCCGGGGCGGTCCCACGGGCCAACCGTGAAGCTCGTATGAACGTGCTCGCGCTTGTCAATGTCATAACTGATTGTTGTTATATCGTAGGTGACAGAGTAGCCGGCGGCGCGGACGGCGTCGCGGATAGGCTGCAGCCGTGCGCTTTTCTCGCGCGTTTCCGCCTTGAAAATATCGGTATATGCGATATAGCAGCGACAAACGGCCTGCGCTTCTGCGTTTACCGCTTCTGCCGCGAAAAATTCGGCGGCGAAATGGTTGGCCAGGTCGGCCACGGTCTGCGCCGGTGTAATACGTGCCACGTGTTCGCGGCATAAACGCCAGCATAACGCGCGGCGCGGTTCTACCGCTGCCAGGCTCGTTTCTATAGCTTTCGCTAATAATTCGGCTTTATTCATTGTTTATGTCCTCCCTTTTAAATTTTCAAGGTTCATTTTTTGGCCTGCCTCATCAGTACCGGGGCGGCCAGTCCCCGATATACGCCGCCGCGCTGGCGGCGTTTCGGCTTATTGTAACAAGGGCGTTTCCGGGCGGTACTTTAAAAACTCGCTGCCGTGCAGGTCGCGGATTTGGTCCATGCTCAACGTGCGGCGGACCTTCTTCACCCATTCCCCGGCGTGCCAATACCATAATTTTTTCTTGCTGGCCCATCTGCAGCCCGCTTCCTTCAAAACGTCCTTGGCGGCTTTCGTTTCGCCGCCAATCCATAACCAATTACCGCATATCTCGATTTCAAGGCCTTTCAAGCCCATGAGCACGGCCAGAATTTCGGCGAATTCCGCTTGTTCGGCCAGGATTTCGGCGGCTGTTTTATAAGTGCCGTCGGCTTTCTTGTTGCGCTGCCACTCCTGGCGGCTTTCGCTTTCGGCAAGTTCGGCGGCGCGCTTGTCGTGCGCTGCACTCATTGCCTTAAATTCGGCGGCCGTGCCTCCCTTGTCGGGGTGGCAGCTCATGCAGGCTTTTTTAAACGCCTTTTTCAGTTCCTCGATTGTTTCGCAAGCGGCAAAAATCTTTTTCCAGTCCATTTTCTTTTCCTCCTTTTTAGGTTCCGGGTTGTATTTGGCTTTCAATTCGGCGAATTTCTCGCGGCTGACTTTGGCAACTAATTTTACAAAACGACGGCTGCTGTCCCATGTATCATAGATAACGCCGTTAACAACGGCTACGGCGTGCTTTGCTACAAAAACAACGTAGCTGGCGCCGGTGTCGCAATGCTTTGTAAAGCTGTTGACTGTTTCGCGGCTGGCGGCTTTAACTTCAATTCCCAGGTCAGCCAGGGCGGCGGTGATGTTCTTCACGGTGTTCCATGCAGCGCCGCTTTCAAATACCTTTGTTTCCAGCAGCTTTTTAGCCTGCTGGTAGGTTAACGGGGTTGCCGTGCAGATTGCGCGAATTGAGCAATCACCAATGTTTTTATTTTCGGGGTTAGCGTTATACTTTTCAAAAGTCATTTTCTTATTCTCTCCTTTCGGCTGTTGGCTAGGGCTTCGGACCTTCTGCCTGGCAGCTTTACGGCCCCAGCGGGGCCGCCGTCAGCTTTAAAAAATCAGATATACGATGTTGGTTGCGTATTGATAGACTTCCTGCTGTGCCTCGCTTAATGCCGGGTAGCGGTTCATGAGCTTAGCAACTTTCATAAGTTGTTTGATACGCAGATTTTTAATTTTCATTTTTTCGTCCTCCTTAATATTTGTAAACGGTTGCTTCACCGGTAACATCAAAAAAAACATTGTAGAAATGGCCTTTGATTACCGTGTAGAGTGCTTCGACGTGCCCCGGGAATTCGTCAAAGTCGCGGGTATTCAAAATTTTAATGTCTTTTAAACTCGGCTGAAAGCCGTATTCGCGGAAAAGCGCCAGCTGAACCATTTTAGCGTTTTGAGTTTGTTCCATGCGTTTAGTCATTTTTTGTTCCTCCTTGAATGTATACCGTTATTCGGTATCTGTATCTTGATTACAGTTATATTATAATGTCGTTGATTATGCTTGTCAATACCTTTTTTGATTATTTTTTATTTTTTTTGGTGACAATCACACCGCTATGCGGTATAATGTAGACAACAAATAATGGAGGTGTAAAACATGGATAACAGTAAAGCTATAATCAAGGGGCTAATTGCTATGCGCTGCATGAGTTCGCAGGCATTGGCTGACGGCCTGGGGATGACGGTCCCCGCCGTGCGGAACAAATTGAGCCGTAACAGCTGGGCTATTAATGATTTGGTTAAGCTGGCGCAGACCTGCGGCGTTCGCCTGGCGTTTGTAGATGACGCAGGGCGCGCCGTTCTGACGTTTCCAGCGCCGCCAGCAGATGACGGCAGCAGCCCCGCAGATGATACGCAGGGCTAAAACAGCATTATAATAAGAGGATAGCAACGGCCGCACGCTGGCAGATGTTCAGCGGCGGCCGTTCTTCTTTATTCAGCAATATTTATAATAGATTGACAGCATTCACAAAAATATAATAATGTATCATTGACTTAATAGCATTTTTTAGGGTATATAATTCAAAACAAGATAATTAATATAATTTTATTGATGATTGACAGTTTTTATTTGTCAATCTTTTTTTATTGTTGGATTCTTGCAAATAAAGATTATTGATTGTATTTATATTATTGATGTTTACAAAATCTGTTGTGATTGATATTAATAATATATTATATAGGTGTTGTAACAAAAGTGTGATATGATGTTTAAGATTAAAAGTTTATTAAGTAATACAAATACACCAACAAGAGGCAGACCTCCGGCAATAGCCACCCAGCCGCAGACGCTGGAAGAATGTGCGGCGCTGCTAAAGCAGCAGGGCGCGGCTGTAGCCGTCCTGGCTGTGCAGGACCTGCAGGCCTATTGGTTAAAAATCATGACTGACGCCAAGGCCAGCAACAAGGATAGACTAGCCGCCTCCAAAATGTACGCTGATAGTATTGGCGCGTTTGACAAGCAGACGCACGCCAACAAGGGCCCGGCTGTGTATCATTGGGGCGCAGCAGATGACGCAATAGTAGTAAACGATTGTTCAGAGGATGCTACTAAAACATAAACATAGATAGAGCTTTTAACATAATCCTTATTATCGGACGTAAAATATTATCCTGCTGCTGCTGATTAGCTGGCGGTTCCAGATGTTGACGGCCTGGCTGATGATGTTAGCGGCGGGTGTTCGCCTGGTGATGTGCTGCGGCCGTTCCTGCGTGGCTCATGCGGCAGGCCTACCACGTTTTTATTTTTGTTTGGCGTGGGTTCTGATTGATTGTTTGGCGGCGCTGGCGTTGGTGATTTCCCTGGCTTTTAACAAAATCTGAAATTGATTGTTGCCTTTCCCGCTGGCGTTGAGTGGGGGTGGGGCCCAAAAATTTCGCAGCCGCCGGGGGAGGTAAATACCAAAAATTACCAAAACGATTTTTTCAAGGGGGGTAAACATGGAAAACGTAATACAGATACCATATACTCCACGACCTGCATGGGCGAAGGTGCTGCATAAGGAATTAAGCAGACGCCGCTTTGCAGTAATCGTAGCACACCGCCGCTTTGGTAAGACCATCGGAATGGTGAATCACCTTATAAGGGATGCTTTGCAGAGTGACTTAATCAGCCCGCAGTATGCTTTGGTAGGTCCGTTCAGTGCACAGATGGAAATTATCGCGTGGGGACCATTGAAGTATTACACGAGCGTCATAGAGGGCATCAAGGTGAATGAAACTAAAAAGTATGTTGAATTCCCCAGTAAAGTAACTGGAGCGCAGGGAGCGAGAATATATATCGTTGGTGCGAATAACCCCGACGCATTGCGTGGTACATATTGGGACGGCGTAATACTTGACGAGTATTCGGATATGAAGCCGGAGATGTGGACGCAGATAATCCGACCTGCGATAGAGAACGGCGACAGAAAAGGCTATTGCTATTTCATCGGTACACCCAAGGGGCAGAACAACTTCTATGAGATGTACAAGAAGGCCAAGACGAATAAGCGTTACTTTGCGTATTTGTCGAACGTGTACGATAGCGGCATTATAGACGCAAAGAGCATAGAAGAACTGAAAGAGGATATGCCGGAGGTAGAATTCAGACAAGAGTATTTGTGTGACTTTAGCGTATCGGCAATTAATGAGCTTTTCAGCCTGGAAGAATTAGACAAGGCTTTCAATAGAGAGTTGACGGAAAAGGACATTCCCTATGATATGCCGCTTATCCAGGGTGCAGATATAGCACGCTTCGGCGATGACAGAACATGTATATGGCAGCGTAAGGGGCTAATGGTATATTCACGGCCGAGAGTATATAAGAAGTTGAATACGATGCAGACGGCAGATTATATTGCTTTGGCAATGGATGAAAATAAGGCAGATATGACCTTTATAGACGTTGGCAACATGGGTGCTGGCGTAGTCGACAGATTGAGGCAGATGGGGTACACGGCGCTAAGAGAGATACCGTTTCAAGGCGCAGCGATTGAGAATAAGCGATACGAGAATATCAGAGCGGAGATGTACTTCAAGCTAAAAGAGTGGATAGAGGCTGGCGGTGCTTTGCCGGAGGAACCGGGATTAAGAGAAGAACTTGCAGTCATTCACTATAAGTATTCTAAGAATGGGCGTTTAATGTTAACGCCTAAAGAAGAGATAAAAGAAAAGCTAGGACGTTCACCAGACCTTGCAGACGGCCTAGTATTAACATTTGCAAGGAACGTTCCGTTAAGACAGTTAGGGCTTGATGATAGAAAGCCTAAAAAGCTAATGTGCAACACGGAGTATTCGATTATGGAGGCGGTATAAAATGGGTGGTATTGCAAAATTATTCGGCGGCGGTAACACACCGACTATTGAAAAGGTGGACCCGGCACCGACTACCGTTGCGACAAGCAGCGAAGTTGCGACCGGCAGCGATAGTAACAAGAAGAAACGTAAAGGCTTTGCATCTACGCAGACAAGCACTATTGCTAGTGGCGGCGAGGGCGGCCGTAATACTTTAGGCTAAGAGGTAACAGCTTATGAACTTTCAAACGATAGCGGCGAGCAAGCCACAGGGAACACTTCCTAGTGACGGGGTGCCGCTGAAAAAGAACTTGCCGGACCGCCAGCGTTTGGTGCGTAAGCTCAAAAGCATGTACGAGGACAGGCGAGATTGGGAGGACAGATGGAAAGAGATAAGAGATTATCAGCTTCCGTTTGTCGGAGAGTTTGACAACACGGCAGACAAGACCAATCCCGCGCGCAGACGTGACTTGAAGATTGTGCATGGCGTAGCGTGGAGAGCGGCGCAGGTATTTGCCGCTGGCGTTATGAGCGGACTTACACCGCCGAGCCGTCAGTGGTTCAGATTTGCATATAGAAGACCGGAGCTGAACACGAATGTTGAGGCTATGAAGGTGCTTGACACAAGACAAGAGATTGTATCAAGTGTGCTTGCAAAGAGCAACTTCTATAATAGCATCCATACTGTATATCTGGAGTTGCCTTTTGGGCAGTGCCCGATGGCTATATTCTACGACGCAGAAAACGGCGTGCGGTTCCAGACAATGACAATCGGTACTTATGCACTTGAAGCAGACGGCTTCGGCAAGGTAACTACTTTTGCAAGAAAGTACGATATGACTTTGCAGCAGCTAGCAGACTGCTTCGGCGTAGACGCTTTGCCCGACAATCTGAAAGGACTGTTAGACAATCAGACCAATCTTACTAAGAAGTATAAAGTCTGCTGGATGGTAGAGCCTAACAGTGATAAGCTGCCTGGCTACATGGACAGACTGAACATGCCGTATAGAAGCGTGTACTGGTTGGAAAAGTCAGAGAGTGACGAATACTTGTATGTTGGCGGCTTTGAAGAAGAAGCGGTACCGGTAGCGCGTTATCTTGTCAGCGGCAATGAGGCATACGCAAGAGGTCCTGCGTGGTTTGCAGAAGGCGACAGTAAAATGCTGCAACTGCTGAAAAAAGATTATCTCACAGCAATAGAGTTAAAGATAAAGCCGCCGATGCAAGGCAGTCCAAGCCTTATGAATAACGGCGGTATTAACTTGATGCCTGGCGGTCTAACAGCCGTAGATGACCAGACGCAAGATATGGTTAAGCCTTTGTTCGCGGTTGACCTTGACTTGAAGGACGCGCAGGAAGAAATTATTCGCGTTGAGGATGCTATAAAGAGAGCATACAGTGCTGATTTGTTCTTGATGTTAGATAACCTTGATAATAGCCGCATGACTGCTAGAGAGGTTATGGAGAGAACGCAGGAAAAACTGCAACAGCTAGGCCCCGTGGTTGAGCGATTGCAGGATGAATTCTTAACACTGATTCTTCAACGTGTATATAACATCATCGACAGAAGCGGTGGATTCCCACCGGTACCGGAAGAACTACAAGACATTTTGAGTGAAGAGGATGTAGAAGTGGACTATATTTCACCTTTGGCGCAGGCGCAGAAGATGAGCGGACTTGTGAATATCGAACAGGCGATAGCACAGACCGGACAGATGGCGCAAGTATGGCCAGAAGTTACGAAGAAGATTAACCCGTTGGGTGCTATTACAAAATACTTTGAAATGCTTGGCGTGCCTGCAATGGCATTGCGTAGTGATGAAGAAGTACAAGAAATGCTCAAACAAGAGCAGCAGGAAATGCAACGGCAGCAGGAAATGCAGGAAGGCTTGGCAATGGCACAGGCTGCGGCTCCTGCGGCAGAGGCGGCCAAAAATCTTACTGCGGCGGCGAATGATTACAACCCGGCTATTACAAGCTGGCTAGGCGTGCCGGGAGGTTGGGAATAATGAGCGAGCAGTTTAAATATAAATCCAATACCGGCGAGGATAGAAGGCAAGCACTGCTGACAGAGTACATGGTAAGAGAGCAGGCAAGAAGGGATAAAGAAGCCCTACTTGACCTGCTGGGGAGTGAAAGCGGACGCTGGTTCTTGATGCGTATGCTTGACGTAACCAAAGTAAACTCTATGTGCTTTACCGGCAACAGCAAGACTTTCTATAACGAAGGCCGCCGCGACGTAGGCTTAGGCATTATCAAAAGCATTTTAGCACTTGGGCTGCAAGGCATAGAGCTAAAGCAGCAGGCTGAAATGGAGTATGCAGAATTCCAACTAAAGCTACAAGAGCTGGCAGTGGAATATGTAGATAACAACAAGGAGGAATAACTAATGGGCGAGAACGGCGAAAACACAGTTGTGAACGGCGAAGGCGCACAGCAGCAACCCGATACCACAGTGCAACAGCAGCAAACAGACCCGACTACTAATGCAACTAATAATACAAGTGCTTCCGGCACTATTGCAGGGAACGGAAGTAATGGGCAAGGCACACAACAGCAGCCCGGCACAGTGAATTATGACTTTGCAGGAGTAGAGATGCCAGAAGGCTATGAGCTTAGTGCTGATGAGCAAGGACGCTTTGTGGATGTTATTAAGGGCATGAACCTTAGCAATGACCAGGCAAGAGCGCTTGCAAAGTACGGCACAGAGTATGCAAGCCGTGTAGTACAAGGCGTGGAACAGCTCCGCGCACAGGAAATCGCTAAATGGGGCGACGATGCTAAAACAGCACTGGGCGCAGACTTGGGCAAAGTACAGGGCCTTTGTGATACTGCCTGCCGTAAATTGGAGGCAATGTATCCGGGCTTGAACGTGCGTGAAGCGTTAGAGGTTACTGGCGCAGGCAATCAAATTGCTATCGTGAGAGCATTTGCGAAACTTGGTGAACTGCTTGGCGAGGACCCGGGCTTGGCTGCACAAAACGGCGCACAAGGCTTAAACGCTGCACAAGGCGTTGCCGCAAACATGTACCCGAAAACCGATTGGAGTAGGTACAAATAATCTTTAACTCTTAATTAAAAAACAGGAAGGATGATGAAATTATGGCTACTATTGGTTACTCCCAGACTATGAGTGACTTGCGTAAATACTTAACTCCGCAAGGCGCTATTGACCGCGTTATGGAAGTGCTTAACGAATCTAATCCGATTATGGAAGATATTCGGTGGATGGAAGGCGATTTGCCGATTGGTACTAAAACTACTATTCGTGCCAGCCTGCCTTCTCCGTCTATCCGTCGTATTAACCGCGGTACTTCTCCGACTAAAGGCACTGTAAAGCAGCGCATTGATGTATGTATGCACTTGGAGGACCGTTCCTGCGTGGACGTTGAATTGCTTTCCGGCAAACCGAATCCGCAGGCTTTCCGTATGGCAGAGGATGATGCACACGTAGAAGGCATGGGCCAATACGTTGCACGTCAATTCTTGTACGGCAACTTAGATGAAGACCCGGACACTTTCAATGGTATTGCGGTACGCTACAATACTTTGACCGACGGCGGCAAAGGTACTCCAGGCCACCAGGTAATTTCCGCGGGTACTCCTGGTACTAACACTAATGCTTCTATCTACTTCGTAGATTGGGGCGACCGCCGTGTAATGGGTGTATATCCTAAAGGCACCCAGGCAGGCTTGAAAACTGAGGACTTGGGCGAAAGTGATGTGTACGACGAGAACAACAAGCCGTTCCGTGCATTGCAGACCTTGTACTCTTGGAAGTGCGGCTTAGCGGTACAGAATGTTCGTTCTATTGTACGTGTGTGCAACATCGACGTTACCAAACTGAACTCTTTGACTGACAGTGCACAACGCGAACTGATGAATAAATTCATCTTCGCAAAGAACCGTCTGCAAGACCCGAAAGCGCCGGTTGCGTATGTATCTGACGGCGTATACTCTTGGCTGGAGTGCTATCTGAACAACAAGAACAATGTTCATGTTACCCGTCAAGATTTTATGGACGCGCCGCCTAAACTGTACCTTGCAGGTATTCAGATTAAGAAACTTGACTGCCAAAGCGAAACCGAAGCGGCAGTACAATAACCGGAAGGAGTGAACAGCAATGATTTTTGACCAGCAAAATATGTACATGGATAATTCCTTGACCAGCAATGTAATTGCGAACGTTGGCGGCGGTGATGCGGCTGACCCGTTATTTCTTGTTATTACTGCACCGACCGCCTTAGCTACTAGCGGCACTATCACTGCGGCGCTGGAAACTTCTGACAGCGAAAGCTTCGGCACTAAAACTGTTGTTGCGACTTATACTCTTGCTGCCAGCAAAAAGGGTATTTTGGTTGCAGCTAAACTGCCGTATGGCATGAAAGCTTTTTCCAGACTGACTGTTACCGGCGCAAGCGGCGGCAAACTGACTGCTGGCTTGACTGAAACTGTTCCGAACTGGCCGGGCTGATTTAGTACTTTAAGGGGAGGGCGATAAGCTCTTCCCTTTTTTAATAATCAAGGAGGAATAGTTAAAATGCTTAACATTACCGATGTATGTAATATGGCGCTGGCTCATATCGCCAAAGGCCGTATAAGCAATATAGATGAGCAGTCGGAGTTGGCCAGACAGTGCAAACTGTTTTATGAGCCTACCCGCAAAGAGTTATTAAGAAGCTACACTTGGGGATTTGCAAAGCGCGTGAGCAAGCTTGCAGAACTTAGTATCGAATCTCCGTACTGGTCCCATGTTTACGCCTACCCCGAAAAGTGCCTTGCTGTGCGCAAGATATTTGACGCTGACACCGGCGCAATGATAAGGGCAGGCGAACAGCAGCAGGAAGAGTGGGACTTATATATGGCAAGCGACAACGTGCTTGGTATAGGCTGCAATATTCCTGCTGCGTGGCTTGAATATACCTATGATGTTGACGACGTGGAAATGTTTTCAAGTGATTTTTTGAGCGCGTTTACTCATATGTTGGCGTTTAATATCTGCGTACAACTGACCGGCAACAGCGGCTTGCAGCAGACGCAGTATCAGCTTGCAATGGCGGCATTACAGAAAGCGAAGTATACCATGGCAAGCGAAAAGAAAGAATTGCCGGACTACCCGAGTAAATACTTTGACGGGAGGGCGTAATTATGGCTAGTGGGTTAACACCTTATTATTTATTGCAGCCTGCGTTTACCGGCGGCGAAATCAGCGCCGAAGTTGCCAACCGCGTCGATTTAGATAAGTACCAGCTTGCGGTACTGCAAGCCTATAACTGCCTTATCAAGCCGCACGGCCCTATTTATCGCAGACCAGGCATGAAATATATGGCACGAACAAAATATAGCGATAAAGCGTGCATCCTGGTACCATTCAACGGCGCAGATAGCACTGACTATCTTTTGGAGATTGGCGAGCAATATATAAGAGTGCATAAGAACGGACTTTATATAAACATAGAAGTTGTAACACCATACACGGCAGATATGCTGCAAGATTTGAGATTTGTTCAAAGCGCAGATACTATGTTTATCGCCAGCGGCAAATATCCCGTAAAACAGTTTGCAAGATATTCAGACACTGACTGGCGCTTTGCTGATTTTGAAATTACGGATATGTATTTCGACGAATCAACCTCACTTGAAAATTATAGCGGCATAAGTTATACAGTGCCTGGCACTTATCAATTTCAACCGACTGTTACCGGTGAATATCAGATTGATATAGCCGGTGCAGGCGGCGGTGGCGGTGGCGGCGTTAAATATTCAAAACCGAGTAATCACGGACACCATTACTATTGTGTTGGCGGCGGCGCAGGTGGCAATGGCGAACGTATAATAAAAACAGTCACGTTGTCTAAAGATACAAGTTATACGGTCATAGTCGGTAGCGGCGGCGCTGGCGGAAGCGGCAAAGGTAGTTACGGAACAGCCTCTAGTGGCGGCAATGGCGGCAATAGTACGGCGTGCGGCTTGGTTGGCAGAGGCGGCGGCGGCGGTGGCGGTGGTAGCCGTGAATCTAGTGGCGGCAGTTATCAAGGCACAAAGGGCACGCAAGGCGCAACATACGGCGCAGGTGGTGGCGGTATTGGCGGTATTGCAGGCACTAAATATAACGATAATAGCGGCAAAGCGGGCGCAAATGGCTGGGTAAAGATTTTATATACCGGCAATAAAGAATTGACACCTTCGGGAACGCAAGGTGATATTACCTTGACGAGCAACAAGAATATTTTCGCTAGCAGCAAGCCGGGCGCGTATATCAAACTTAAACAAGAGATTGCAAGCAAGACTGTATCCGCCAGCAACGGCACGACAGAAAGAGTACGTGTGGGCGAAAATTGGAAGGTTATCAGTCACGGAACCTGGGAAGGCAGTTTTACCATAGAAAAGAGTGACGATGGCGAAAGTTGGAAGGAATACAGAAAATATACATCTAAGAGTGACTATAATCCGTCTGAAAGCGGCAGTGTAACAGAGCCGGTATTTTTAAGGGCGGTATGCACTATAACTAGCGGTACTTGCACTGTTGATTTAACAGCAATGGCCTACAATGCAGAAGGCGTTGTAAAGCTTACTGAAATCACCAGCGACAGCACGGCAAAAGCTCATGTTGAAAAAGAGCTAGGCTCAACAGATATGACTACTAATTTCTTGTGGGGCGCATGGAGTGAAGAAGTCGGGTACCCGCAAACACTTTGCTTTTTCCAGGACAGATTATGTTTTGGCGGCACGAAGAAGCAGCCTTACGTGGTATGGATGAGCAGAACCGGCGACTACGGCAATTTCAGCGTAGAAAAAGCCAGCGGCACTGTTACTGACGATAGCGCAGTAGCACTTGCGTTTGTAAGTCGCAAGCAGTTTAAGATTCTGCACCTTATAGCAAGCACTGACTTGATTGTTCTGACTGCGGGTAACGAATGGACAGTAAGCGGCAGCGATACTGTAACACCATCTAAAGCCGTTCCCAAAATGCAGACTACACGCGGATGCAGCACTGTTGAGCCGTTGATGATTGGCGGCAGAATCGTGTTTGTACAAGGACGTGGAAGCACTGTAAGGGATATGGCATATAGTTATGAAACAGACAGCTACGGCGGTAATGACTTAACATTGCTAGCAAAGCATATCATAGAGAATGTACAGATTGTCGACAGTGCATATAAGCAGGAACCCGACAGCACTATATATTTTGTGAGAAGTGACGGGACTATGGCTTGCTTATCCTACATCATGGAACAGAAAGTATATGCCTGGTCGACGATAGAAACGCAGGGCAAGATTGAAGCAGTGGCGGCAGTGCAGGAAGGCGACGAAGATATTATTTATCTTGTAGTAAAGCGAGAGATAAACGGCGTGACGGTACGCAACATCGAGTATCTGGCAAAGAATCCTGCAAAGAGCAATAACCCAGACGATTATATTATGCTTGATAATGCTATTGAGTATAGCGCTGCTGAAAAGAGCAGTGGGGAAACAGAGATTGATGCGGCAGAATTGGCAGGTGAAAAAGTTACTGTTATCGGTGATGGAAGAATGTATAGCGGACTGACAGTAAGTCAAGACGGCACTGTGACGCTCCCAGCGGCCGTACAACACGCTTTTATTGGCTTGCCCTATAGAAGTATCGTGGAACTGCCAAACGTCGAAATTAAGACGGGTGACGGCACTATGCAAGGACGTAAAAAGCAGATTAGTAACTGCATCCTGCGTTTAAGTAATTCTCTTGGCGGTATGGTTGGCCCAGATATAAATACTTTGGACTTGATGAATTTTGATGAGCAGAACGCAGTGAGCGATATTAAATTATTTACCGGCGACAAGCATATGACTTTGCCTATTGGCGGCTTTAACAACGAAGGCAGAGTGATTATCGTTACGGATGAGCCGTATCCTTTTAACTTGCTGGCGGTAGTGCGGGAGGTGTCTTTTGGTGGCTAAGAAGTGGACTGTTGAAATTCTTGATAACAAGTCAAAAGAAAATGTCGTGCCGTTGATTGAAGAACTTATGCAAGATATACGGCCGCACGATAAGGAAGATTTGGAAGCAAGCAGTGACCCGGTATTTGTGCTCATCGGCAGTATCAAGCTTGACGAAGAAACAAGGGTGTACCGTGGTGAGGACGGCAAACTGCTTGCGATATTCGGCAAAGGTACTATGGAATGGGGCGCACCGGGACGCGGAATTTGGATGGTAGGTACGAACGAACTTTATAATGGTTATACAAAGAGCCTGCTTTTCAAGGAAGCCAAAAGAGTATTAAATGAATGGGCGCGGCAGCATGGACTGCTGCACAATATTGTCTATGAGAAGAACCGCACAAGCATTAACTATTTAAAACACTTGGGAGCGATATTTCTGGCAGAACCTAAAATAGGTTGGGACGGCAAAAAGTTTTATCAGTTTTATATTCCATATAGAGGGGAGTGAACGTAATGGGTGCACTTAGTGTTTTAATGGGCCTGCAAACTGTTATGCAGTTAAGCGGCCAACATCAGCAGGCCAAACAGCAGGAGCAGGCATATAAAGCGCAGGCGCAGGCTGCACAGCAGAACGCGGCTATTATGAGCCGCCAACGTGAGCAGCAGGCAGAAGCGTATGCGCAGAAGCAGAGCCAACTTAACGATAGAATGAGGCTTGCAAGAGGACAGGCGCTGGCGGCGGCAGGCAGTAGCGGCCTAACCGACAGCGGCAGTGTCAGCGATATTCTTTCAAGCAGTGAGGATGCTTACAGAAAAGACAGTATGAATCTGTTGCAGAATCAGCGTAATGATGCGTGGAGCACTTATGTAAACGAAGTCAATTACCGCAACCAAGCAAGCGCATATAATGCGGCGGCAAAGAACGCTAAAGCCAACGGCAAAATGCAGATGTTTAGTACGCTTGTAGGTGCGGCGGCGAACGCTTACTCTAAAGGCATGATTGGCGGCAGCAAGGGAACAACTACAGTAAGCGGTGATGAATGGTACGATGCTAACAGTGATTTCAATCTTCCTGCTAGCAATATGAACGGCTTTAATCTTTATAACCAGGCAAAGAAGAATAATCCGTTCATGGATAATACAGGCTTTACTAAATGGAGCTGGTAAGGGAGGTACAGTATGAAGATTGCAGGTTATCAAGGCAGCGTCAATTTAGGTGCTGGCAGCGGTGCGACTGTCAAAGTATCAAGTGACCTTAACGCTTATGGCAGCGGCGGCAAAGGACTTGCCGCTATTGCCGGTGCCGCCAACAAATGGGCGGTAGCAGTAGAAGCGCAGCAGGAAGATGAAGATAAACAGTCTATCCTTAATGCTATGGACATATTCAATAAGAGCCGCTATAACATCATGTACAATGACGAAAGCGGCCTCATGAATACAAAATTAGAAGGCACTGCCGGTGCAAGCAGCAGTTATACGGAGCAGATAAACAAGGCAAGGCAGGATGTGTTGAGCAACACTAAATTGCATAGCAAAAAGAATCAGCTTGCACTTGACCATTTAATGTATCAGAGTGCGCAGCAAGGCTTCCAGACCGTCGACCAATACGAGCAGAAGCAGAAAGAGGCAGTCACTGATTTGCGCTATGACAATAATATTCAGAACTCCTGCGAGTTTGTACAGAAGAACTGGAACAATCCGCAGGCGCTGCAAGATGAGATTATCCGTACACAGCTACTGACAAGTGCTATATATGGCAAGCGTGGCGCAGAGTTTATCGAATCTAAGAGCAGAGCCAACATTGGGCAGGTGGTAGCAAGTGCCGTCGGCGCAAGCATCACCAACGAAGATTATGGCACTATGCGTAACATCATGGATAAATACGGCAGTTATCTGACTGCTAATCAGCGCGCCGCTTTTGAGAAGGTGGCATACGATAAAGAGAGCAGCGCTTTTGAAAGAAATACTGCTAAAGATTTGTATGCTAAATATGGCGACGATGAAGAAGCAGTGCGCAAAGAGGTTGAAAACATGGACGCTTTTTCACCAGAAGGCGGCAAAGTCGAAACGCAGGCAGAAGGCACTACATGGGTAAGGAACAGCGGTGTTTCCCTTGATGGCGTAAAGCAGCAAGTAACCATCGGCCTTTCTGATATTGCGAAAGAATTTAACACATTGAGCGGCGCACAGCTTATTGTCACTAGCGGCACGGATAGTACAGATATTCACGCTGCCGGTGAGCACAGCCACGGCGCAGGTGTCAAACTTGATGTTGCAGCTGACTGGCTAGAGAACGCAGACAATCGCAAGAAATTTATTTCTTATATGCAAAGCAAAGGAATCAAGGTATTGGACGAATATTCTAATCCATCGCCAAACTCTACGGGCGGGCACCTTGATTTGGACTTTACGGACTATAAAGGCGGCACAGTAGCACACAAACATATAAGCCTAGACGGGCAAGACCGCATTATGAAGCAGTACCGCATTATTAAGGCAGACCATGACAGAATAGAAACTTATAAGAAAAACAAACTTTTTGAAGGAATAAAAAGTGAGATATTTGCTATGTTTGGTAAAGGCACAAGCTACGATGCCGCTATGACGTGGGCTACTAACCAGGCAGGCAGTGACCCCGACAAGTACGTAACATACCGTAATGCGGTGGAGGCGATATACGGACCGCAAGGCAGAAGCGGAAGCAGTGGAAGTGGTAGTGAAAGCAGTAACGGAAAACTTGATGACGATGCAATAGGTGTATTGGAAGATATGCTGCAAGAAGGCAAGTTTGCAAGCATCGACCAATTTTTAGCATACGCTGCTAACAAAGGTGCATCGTCTGCACAGCGCGGGAAGTTAGAAAAAATATACAAAGATTGGTATAGTGGTACAGGCGAATTTGCTTTTGATATGGAAGGCCTTGTACAACAAGTCGCAGGCAAAAATGCCGATGCACTGTATAAGAAAAAAATCCAAAACTACGGGCGGCAATGGGTGCGCGCTTATCGCGCAAAAAATCACGGCATGAATCCGGGCGAAACGGAACTGCTGGAGGCTTTGAGAAACTGCGTAACAACTAAGGTTTACGGCAGCTATGTTACCGAAAAACATTCATTCTGGTTTGACAGTACAGAAGATATAAAAGCAAGTGACGCAGATTTAATTGCACGTGGTATCGCAAGCGTAAATAAAACCGGGGATGATTGGTACGATGTTAAATGGTTGGATGGCACATCTGGCAAAATAAACGGTGCATATCTGGCAAAGTTACTGAAAGGAGATTACTAAATGGCTAATGAACCTTTGGACGAATTCGACCGCAGATTAAAGGCAAAAAAGGAATATGCTAATTATGGCTTTATTGCTGATATTGACAGCGGCTTGTCACCTGCCGAAACTTTAGGCTATTATGACCTGCAAAAAATGAGCGACGATGAATATAATAAGTTTTCGCAGGCAGTAAAGAGCAATAGCTCACCGACGATTGATACTAGCAGTATCATCAGCGACGATAAGCCAGGTATAGGCACTGCCGTAATCAACGGCCTTAAAGGTTCAGTGCGTGGCTTATTCGGTGCTGCTAAAGCGGCGATTGATTCTAATATTGAAGCTCACAAGGGTGACAAGAATGTTGTCAAAGAGTATGACCAATCCGAAAATATCAGCAAGGCTTTAGGCTATGTTACCGACGAGATTTTAAAGCGCGAAGAAGTTAAGGCTGATACGGCGGCTGGGCAACTTGGTTATGATTTGGCTGAAAACGGTATTCAGCTTTTAGCGCAGCTTGCGCTGACTAAAGGTGTAGGCGCTGCCGGTGCAACTGCAAAAACTGTACACGCTATCAGTATGCTTTACAATGGTGCAAACATCAGCGGCGAACAATACCTGCGACTGCGTAAAGAGGGCGTAAACGCAAGCAGAGCAGCAGAGGCAGGCTTGATGAACGCAATCCCGCAGGCGGTACTTGAAGAACTTCCGCTTGGCAGATTGCTAAAAAAGATGCCTGCCGGCAGCGGACTGAAAGCTAAGATATGGGAAGTTACCAAACGCGGCCTTGAAGAAGGCGTTACCGAAGCATTGCAGGAATTCCCGGAACAAGCAACGGACTTATGGGCAAAGAACCCCGCCGCAAGCACTGCCAAGCTTGCGGAGAAATGGGGCGAGGATTGGCAGCAGAACTTGAAGGAAGCGGGATATAGTGGCCTTATCGGTGCTATCCTTGGCGGTACTGCAAGTGGTGCAAAGGTTACTGTTGACAGCGTTATTGAACACTTCGCTTTGAAAGCCAACGAAGAGCGCAAGGCAAAGCTAGTAGCGGATGCTGAACGAATCAAAGAAACAGGCATTAACCCGGAACGTGCGGCGGCTACAATCGAAGCGAATAATCCTAACTTTGAGGACGATACAGTAACAGTATCTGCACAGGATTTAGAAGGCTACAAGCAGACTAGCAACAATAATAAACTTTTTGAGGAATTGGGAATTACCGAAGAAGAAGTTGCAACGGCTGCGGAGCTGGGGCAGGATATAGATATTAGCCGTGGCAAGTTTACGGCGGCTATGGCTAAAGATGCCGCATTGTTTGAAGCTACGAAAGATAATATGTACTTTGACAGCAACGGCGAATTGTCGGACGGCGGCGCAAAAACACGTAAAGAACTGCGAGAAGGTTATAACTTAACTAGGCAGGCAAGCACAGAGCTTGACGCAGAACTTGACGCTATTGTCGATAGTGCAAAAAAAGCAGGCATGAACAAAACTCATGCAGATAATTTGCGTCTGGTTTTGGAAGCGCGCGCACTTGCAATAGCCCCCGAAAATCCTGCTGCATGGCTGCAAAAGAATAAGCTGCGCTTTGAAGATGGCGGCAAAGCTAAACAAAAGAATGGCTGGTTTAGCAAGGGAGGAGTGCTTAAAAAAGAGCAATTCTATACTACTAATATTACCGGAAATGAGATGGGACACTATTCAGATTTGAAGAGCTTGCAGAAAAAGGCTTTTGCATGGTATAGGGACAACTTGCAAGGCACGAGCGTTCATAATGGTGTATTGGGTGATATTAGAATAGATAAAGGGTATCAAGAAAATAATATTAAATTTGGCACAAGTGGCAGAAAGAAAATGGAACACACTTCCGCTAAAAAAGAAAAACTTTTTGCATTGCGCTATTTACGTGAAATTATGGAGAATGGTAATTTCGTTACAGAATCTGCGCCGCAAAAAGAAAAACATTCAGACGAGAATTTTTATTATATTCATTCTGCACTGAATGTTAATGGTGAAAAACGTTATGTAGTTGTTACAGTAAGAGAACATAATGATAAATCATTATCATATTATAATCATAATGTTTTTAACGAAAGTGAGTATAAAAAAATAGAGGACGCGTTCAAGCCCTCGGGTTCCGAGCAATTCAAGGCTCAGCCCAGTATCTCAAACAAAACGTCCTCTTTTGCTGATAGTGTATCACAAAAAGCAGATAATTACAAGCAACAAAAAATTGTCAATGGTACACTGAAAGATAAAGGCATGATTTCCCCAATGGATGATGGTACTTATGTTATCACGCTTTTTAAGGGCGCAGATGCAAGTACAGTTATCCACGAAACAGGACACTACTTTGTGGAAACCATGATTAACGAAGCATTGGCAGACCCCAGCAACACAAGACTAAACGCTGATGCGAAAAAGCTCATGGAGTACGCAGGTATTGAAGCTGATGTATGGGCAAGCGGCGACGTTGAAGCAAAGAGAGCTGCACATGAAAAATTAGCAGAAGCCTTTGAAACTTATATCATGGAAGGCAAAGCGCCTAGCGTGGGACTGCGTGGAGCGTTCCAAAGGTTCGCTAATTGGTTATCAGTTATTTATAGCAAGATAGCAAGAAGCGAAAATGCGGCAGAGCTGACACCGGAAGTACGGCAAGTGTTTGACAGGATGCTGGCTTGCCGCGAAGAAATCGAAGTTATGGCACGCATGGAAGGTATGTTTGGCGCTTTACCCGACAATATCACATCCACGCTATCCGAACAAAATAAAAAAGCACTTCAAGATAAAATCTTGAAGGCTAAAGACAAGGCCGTGGATATTCTTACAAGGCGTGCTATGGCTGATTTCAGTGCAAAGCGCAGAGCTGAAAAGGCAGCGTTCGTCGAAGAAATACGGCCGCAGATTGAAGAAGCGGTAGCACGTGAGCTTGTCAATCGTGCAAGAGTGCAAGTCGGGCAGGAATTCGGGCAAGAATCAAAACTCGCTAATCCTGCGATTATAGCAAGAAAATACAGGCACGTTTTAGGAAACGTCCTGCCAAACTATAATGATATGCTGAACGATACCAACGCCAGCATTGACGATATACTCAATCCGATAGTTGAGTATCTTCAAGCGGAAGTCGACACATACGGCGCACTTTCTAAAGAGCGTGTTGCCAACGCCGAAGATATGCTCGTTGCGGCATTCAGCAAGGCGCGTCAAAAAACAGTTGTCAATCCGTCTTTTGTGGTTGATGCAAACGGCATGGCTCATGCTAACTTCAAGCAAAAAATCAACGAATGGGAAACAATCGAAGCTAATCCGCGTAGGCTTGCAAGAAAATATATTTATGGTAATGAGCGTATAAACTATAACGAACTGTTAAAAGATACAAACGGAGCTATTGATGATATTTTGAATCCTATTGCTGACAGAATAGAAAGTGAGCTTGCGGAATATCAAGATACAGTCAAGAGTGAGCGTGCGTTTTTCATCAATGGTAAGTGGGGCTACTTTGCCGCAACCAATAGAACAGAAGGCAAGTATGCAAATGACTTTGCAGGCATACCGGACCAAAGCGCAGTCTTGGTTGATTTTGGTGAGATAGGCAAGGACGGAAAACGTCATTGGACTAAGCGAGCTTTAGAGCAAGCGGATATTGAAGGCCTTGTATTCCATGAAGCAGGTGACAGTATTCGTAATGTCAACTGGGTGTCAAGATACGTTCATGACTACGGCGGCAGCGTAAGCGACTTGACCAGCAAAAAAGGACGCAGAAGAATTGCCGAAAAGATTGCAAGAGGCGAGGATATAGCGGACTACTACGATTTACGTAGTACCGGTTTAGATTATGGTGACGCTGAAATCAAGGCGGACTTTAAGCATATTGTCGATGAGCTGGACAGACTGCAAGCCTTGAAGCATAGACTTGAAACAGACCCCGAAGGTGTCGACCTGGTAAAAGAAAGTAAGCGCAACCAATTATCGCAGGAGCAAAAAGAACTCTTTGACCAGATAGCAGAGGAAAACGGCTATGCCGGCGGCTACGAAATGGCAAGGGAGATTGTCGAAGGTTATACCGTCAACGAGAATGAGGGCAGCGACGTACAAGACAACTGGGCAAGAAACTACATTCGTAACGGCGGCGACAGAGCAAAGCTCAAAAGCGAAGAAGGCTTGAAAGAGATTGCCGAAACGTTGGTAGAGGGTGAACAACTTACGGAGCTTAATGAGCTTAAAGCCTTGAAGCATGAGCTTGAAACTAATCCGGATAAAGTCGACCTTGTGGAGATGAGCAAAAAGCGTGCCTTGTCTAACGAGCAGAGAGAACTGTTTGACTGGGTGGCTGACAGCTTAGGCTATGACAGCGGCGATGCTATGGCGCAGGATATTTTGACTTCGCCGAGTGAAAGAGCTATGGTGCGTCAAGAGATTGACAAGGCCGTGAACCGCAGATTCCCCGACTTCATGCAGGAGCGTGAGCAGGCAAGAGAAGCGGCAAGGGAAGCACTCTATAATGACGAGAGCGGCGAAGTAGTGGCACTTGAACAACAGCTTATTGATGAAGCACTCAATGAAATAAGCGACAAGGATATTAAGCAAAAAGAGCGCGAGAATATTGCTAAAGTGCGTAAGCAGAACGCAGATAATTTTGCTAAACGCTATATCCAGACTTTGCCCGCAGGCGAGGTTATGAAGCCGAGAAGATTTGCTATGGCAGAACGCAGAGCGGCGGCTAATGCAAACAAGGCTGCGAAAGCTGGCCTTTTGGAAGAAGCGGCTATGTATAAGCAGCAGCAGATGATTAACCACGCTTTATATCGTGAAGCAGTCAAGGCGAAACATCAGATTGAAAGCGCAAGAAAGTACGTCAGAAAGCAGATGCACAGCAAGAAAGAAGTATGGGGAACAGAGCAGCACTTCTTCCAGATGTGCGCTTTGTTGGAGCGTATGGGCTATCATCGCAAGGACTTTAACACCAACGGCAGAGAAGTGCAGCCGCTTAGCGATTACATTGCAGAGATGCAGGCAAAGTACGGCGGCGAAATTATTTCTATGCCGGAGTTTGTTTTGAACCCGAATAACGATTTGACCAATGCACCGCAGCTTAGCCTTGCAAACTACATGGACGTTATCGACGCACTGAAAAACATTCGTGCTATTGCAAAGCAGGATACGCAGATGAACAAAATTGCTGCCGGTGAAGCCTTTGAACAGGTTAAGGCTGATACGATAGCGCACCTGCAAGAATTGCCGGTAGAGTACGAGGCGGAGATTGGCAGCGACAGTAAAAAGAGCCTGCGTAAGCGAATTATTGACTGGCCTAAAAATATCATAGCTACACTGCGTAACGCTGATAACTTTTTCTTGATGATGGATAATTGGACGGAAGAAGGTTATTTTACTAGGGAGTTTTACAACAAAATTAACCATTGCGCAGATATGGAAAGCACGATGCTTGAAAGTTACCAGAACGAGCTTATAGATGCTTTGCAGAAATGGGAGCCAGACAAGAAAACAGGCATTGCACACAATCAGAGAATTTATTACGAAGAGCTTGGCGGCAGTGCAGATAAGCATGCTTTGATTGCTATGCTGTGCAACCTGGGCAGCGACAGCAACGCCGCAAGGCTTTGTTCGCAAAAACCGGTAGGCGTAAAGAATTCTGACATATGGGTGGAAGAATCGGAGCTTATAGGCAGAGAAGAAGCAATGCTGCAAACCAAACAAAACCTTATAGAGTTTTTGTGTAAGCATCTGACTAAAGCAGATATTGCCTATGCGCAGGCACGTATCAATGCAGCAAGTAAATTCTGGCCTATGCTGGCAGAAGTCAATCGCAGAACAAAAGGCTTTGAGCCGCCGAAGATTGAAGCGTCACCGCTGGTGCTGAAGCTTGCAAGCGGTGAAAGCGTGGTATTTGAAGGTGGTTACTTCCCGTTGGAACGTGATACACGCACCGGCAGTATGCCCGGAAAATTTGACAGAATCGACAGTACCGAAGAAGGCAACAGACCGCCACAACGGACTTTGACTACTAATACCGGGTCCAGTAAGTCACGTACTGGCGGCAAATATCCCGTAGACTTATCGCGTGGCAGTGAGGTTACGGCGGTAAAAAGCACTATTCACGATATTTGTTATCGTGAAACAATGCTTGATTTCAGAAAGATACTGAACGATGAGGATATTTACCGCAACATGGTTGAGCGTTTAGGCGATACAAACGTAAGACTTTTTAGAGAGTTTTTGCAGGCTTGCGCTAACCCATACGGCAATAAGACAGCGTACATGGCAGAAAAGACATTTACAAAGATTGCCAACGCTTTACGTAATATTGCAACAAATACCGCTATTATGCTTAACTTCAAAACGGCAATGCAGAACTTTTCTAACATCCTGCTATACGGAAATAGCGTAGAAGGCTTTACTTATGCTGACGCTTTCAGAGCCTTGTACCGTGGCTTTACAGGTGAAGGCAGGGCAGAAGTAGATGCGATTTGCGCAAAAAGCGTGTTTATGCGTGAACGCATGGAAGTACCAGACGTTACATTGAGAGATATTCAGAATCGTTCCGACCTTAACTCAATTGAGAAAAAGACGCTGAAATATGGTGCAATGCTGTTAGGCTACACTGATATGATGACTGCAAAGCCGGTATTTGCAGAAGCATACATGAAGAAAATCAATGAAGGCAAGACGGAGCAGGAAGCACTAGACTTTGCGAACGCTGTTATTCGTCGCACTTTAGGCAGTAGCCGTATTCATGATGTGTCAAGCCTGCAACGTAGCAGTGGCCTATTCGGACTGTTTACGATGTTCCAGGGATTCTTCAATACGCAGTTTAACCAATGGGACAGAGAGGCACATATTGTAAAAAGGTTATGGAATAGCGGTGAAAAAAAAGAAATGGCTGAACGGCTGATTGCTTTCGTTGCTGCTAAATGGTTAGGCGTATGCTTGTTGAACGTGGCTATCGGAGAGCTTTCTTTGACCGCTCCTTTTGAGAAAGATAAAAAAGACGATTGGAATAATCTTGCAAAAGAGCTTATCAACTACCCGTTGTCTATGGGCGGCCCCGTAGGGCAGGCAGCGAATGTTGGCGTACAGAACTTGCTAGGCATGAGAAACTACGGCTACAGACTGACTGCGGCGCAAGGCTTGATTGACAGAGGCTTTACTGTTGCAAGACGTTTGAACAACGTGGTGGAGGGCAAGGAAGAACCGGGCGAGTTGATAGAGCAAGTAACCTACGTCGGCGGCGCATATCTTGGTATTCCTGCAGGCATCTTCAATATCGTATTCAACGGTATAGATATTGCTGCTGATGATATGGACTTTGAGCTGCAAGATATTTACAAACGCAGACCGAAAAGCGAACGTAAAAAAGATTGACAAAGATTTCACAAAGTAGCATAGATACGAACCTTTGAAAATGAATGTATAATTAGTTAAAGTGAATTTATTAAGTGTAGATATAAAAAATATATCTACACTTTTCTTTTGAGGAAAATAATAAAAGGAGGGGAGCTATTATGCTTGCTCATGTTGATAACAGAATCACATATAGCGGCAATGGAAATGCAACAGAGTTTGCGTATCAGTTTAAAATTTTAGACCGGACAGACATTAAAGTTTTGCTGACAGACGCAGACGGCAAAGAAAAACTGCTGACTAAAGATTATTATGTTGACGTTGAAAAAAGCGTTGTGCGTTATCCAGGTTACGCAGTCGGTGCAGAAGTACCGGAGAGCGAAAGGCCGGCAGTACTGCCGGCCGGTTGGAAACTGACGATTTATAGGGAAGTGCTGGTAACACAGGAAACAGACTTGCCCGACCAATATCCTTTTAACCAGGTTGAAGATATTGGCGATAAACTGACGATGATTGCGCAACAGCTTACAGATACTACCGGCAGAAGTTTGAAAATCGGTGTAAGCAAAAGTACTGATATTGATACTGTAATCCCGTGGGAGAACGGCAAGAGCTTTAGAATTAGCGACGACGGAAAAAATCTTGAATTGTCGGAAGACCCGGCAAAGGTTTTGCCATTGGCGCAAGGTGTTTACGCGCAGACTCAAGCACAAGCACAGAGTGCCGCTGCAAGCGCAACTGCGGCAGCAAAGAGTGAAGATAGTGCATTCGAATCAGCAGGCGTAGCAGGTAACAGCGCACAGTACGCGAGCTTATCTGCTGCAAGTGCTGCGGAAAGCGCAAGGTTAGCCGAAGGTTACAAGAATGTAGCTGAAACCGCTAAGAGTGATGCATCCCTTTATGCTGCCAACGCTAAGACCTATGCTGATAATGCAGGTGCTAGTAAAGAAGCAGCTCAATCTGCTGCTACTACTGCTAGTAACTTTGCGTCTGATGCAAGAAACAGCGCAGGTGAAGCAAAGACCTACAAGGACAATGCAAAAACCTACATGGACAATGCTAAGAATTATAGTGAAAACGTCAATGTGTTTGTTCCTAGTGTGTCTAGTGATGGAGTGTTGTCATGGACTAACAAAGCTGGTCTTGCTAATCCACCTGCTGTAACTCTTAGCGGTGGGGGTTCAAATGTAACTGTTGATACTGCACTGTCTGACACTTCAACCAATCCTGTGCAGAATAAAGTTATCAAAGCTGCTCTTGATAATAGAGCGGTACTTGATGATGCCAATACTTTTACTTCCCCAAATAGATTTGATGATATTTATATGCAGAATGGCATTAATAGCCTTAAATGGTATGATGGTTCACCTAATTTTGTTGTTGGGTATATCAATTCTAAAAGCTACACAGGTAATGCTACAACAGCAACAAAAGCTACACAAGACAGTGCAGGTAATGTAATTACTGAAACCTACACGAAAAAAGCAGATTTTGATAAGACTATTGGTCAATTACAGGTAGCTTTCCAAGAAAAGGTGGATAGAAGTGACTTATCTGATGTTGCGACTAGCGGGCAATACAGTGATTTGAGGGGTAAACCGGAATACGTTGTGCAGTCTGTAAACAATGTAAGACCTGATGAAAACGGCAATGTTAGTATTAGCGTTAGCGGAGGTGGTGGGGTAAGCACGTCGGAATCTAATACGTGGACGGCACAGCAGGATTTCCATGACCTTATGCTTAACCGAGAGAAGTACACTACTTATGTTGTCAATGGCACATCCGATACACCTGTAACCTCTACAATGGTTTATGCTGTAACAGGTGCATTTACACTTAACCTTGCTACTTTGGCTGGGGCATTAAGTGCTAGTCAATCATCCGTATTTACTGCATATTTTGCTGCAAATGCAGACTACAGTTTGACTATAAGTAATGCAGGGAAATTAAAATATGTTGGTAGCGCAAGTGACATAGCTATTACAAGTGCAGGATTGCTCCTTAACATTTGGATGAGCAAAGATGGTGCTGGTACGTTGACAAGCATCGTACAGGCATCTAAGTTATCGTAGAGGTGGCAGCATGGGACTTAATAGATTAATGATGGGTAAAAAAACTTTATCTAGTGGCGGTGGAGCTACAGGCGATAATACATTTATAATGACAATGGGGCAACAAGATATGCAATATGGCTACAGTCGCTACAATAATGCTACTTATGGTGAAGTCGAAGGTAATGTGAAACACGATGGCAAGGCTGTTACTCTTGTTATGCTAAGCTATTATGGAAGTTGGCTTGATTTTGCTTTCAATGTTGAGGGTGTCACCGGGGGTAAATACAATGTCACTGTTAAAGTAACGTCGGTGGAATCAAATACGAGTGTGACTATTGAGTTTCCGAGTATTCAGTATCAGAGCTATGTTCCCGGCTTTTATGAATATACAAATGATTTACCTTCCGAAGTTGCTGCCATGTTTGCAGCTGCTAATGTGGGTAAAAAATTTAAAGTAGAAATCGTGTTTAACTAGGAGGTGGATAACAATGCAAACAAAATATAAATACAAAGAGCAGACCTACTCTAATTTATATGACCTTTCGGAAGCACTAGGCAAAGAGGGTATCTTTATCCCTCTCTCTATCTCTGAGGAAGCCTTGGCAGAATTAAATGTTACTGTTACGCATGAGGAAGAACCCTTAGAAGCTATTAAGCAACGTAAGATTACAGAGCTTAAATATCAGCGTGATAAAGCAGAGGTAGAGCCTATTATCTACCATGGTTACTCTTTTGACTATGATAGCAAAGCGAGGGAACGCATTAGTGCAGCTATTGTTGCCCTTGAAGTCTTAGGTGCTTCCGTCACCCTCACATGGACAACCGCAGATAATAAAGATGTAAAAGTAACTGCATCTGACCTGCGTGGCATTATTGCACAGGTGGCGTTGAGGAGTGACAAGCTCCACATAGCTTATAGAAAAGCTAAGGAAAAAGTGGGAGCTGCTACAACTAAAGCAGAAGTTAAAGATGTTGTATTAGAAGTTTAAATATCAGCAACAAAATAAATAGGAATGAGGTGTTTTATGATTGAATCAACTGTACAAACTGTAATAAATATTATTGCTGGTGCTGTTATCTCTTATATCTTTGCGTTATATCATACAAAGAAAAAAGAAAATGACGAGATCGGAAGAGCA